CCTGCCATTTTTCTGCGTTCATATTCTGCACTTGACAGCTTTTTTGCTTTATTGCGTTTTGCTTCAGCAATTGTACGTATATTAATTTTTTCTACATCGGGTAAAATAATATCATATTGTCCGTATGACGGATCTATGTAGCTATTGAATGTATTTTTTGATTTGTGTATTTCTTTTAAGATATCTTTGTTGTTTAGATAATTTTTTGCTCGCATTATTGTTAGGCTCCAGGTTTATATATTTATTATAATATACATACATAATTTTGTCAACTAAATACTAGTGTTATTGGAGAAAAAAATATGGCAGAATATAATGCAGCAAACTTTGCATCATCGGTAGCTAACGATGCTGCTGAAGCAGTCACATCAGCTGCAACTGATGCAGCAGGACAATATATCAGCGGAATGGGTCCACTTGGACAAGCTACTGCCCAGTTTCTTTTTGATACAGTTATTAGTGATCGAACTATTACACGAGCAATTATTTCATCTGATATATCAACTAGGAACGATAGTGACTGGAGAGTTTCTATTAGTATTCCTGAAGTATTATTAGTAGGTGATATACTTGGTCCATTAAAAGAAAATACAGGTACTTCGTCGGCATTTAACACAGGAAATAGAATGGTGTTTCCGTTTAATCCGTCAGTGTTGTTTAGTCACACAGCTAATTATGCACAAGTTCAGCCAACACATACAAATTATGCATACAATGCATATGAAAATAGCCAAGTTGATGCTATTACAATTACAGGAGAATTTTTTCAAGAAAATGAAAACGATGCAAAGTATTGGATTGCGTGTTTACACTTTTTAAGAACTGCTACAAAAATGTTTTATGGAGAAAGTGATCCTTTAGGTAATCCTCCACCTGTTTGTAGACTAAATGGTTACGGCGACCATGTTTTAAATAATATACCTGTTGTTATAACAAACTTTACAACTGATATGCCACAAGATAGTGATTATATTGAATGTACTGTTAACGGAATTAAAAACTTCGTACCAGTACAAAGCACAATTACAGTAACACTACAGCCGCAGTACGCAAGACGTTCGCAAGCAAGATTTAGTTTGAATGAATATGCAGCAGGCGGCCACGTTCAAGGCGACGAAGGATTTATCTAATGCAAACAAAAAGTTTATCACCATACGGTAATACAACAATTAATAAATCGGGATATTTAGATATCCTATCTCCTAGAGCTATTCCTGTACATCCGGATGATGTTCTTTACGAGATTAGGCCTGAATTTACTTATAGGCCCGATTTATTAGCTTATGTTGCTTATGGAAGAAGAGAGTTATGGTGGGTTTTTTCACAACGTAACATGGATATTATTAAAGATCCTGTTTTTGATTTTATTGCAGGAACTAAAATTTATTTACCGCAAGACAAATTATTAAGACAAACATTAGGAATATAAATGAGTAAGTTTCTAACAACTGCGGTAACTACAGTATCAAATGCAGCACCAACTATCAATGATGTTTCAAAAGCTGCAACAGATGCAGCTAATAGTGCATTATCTAATGTAACTGGTATTGCCCAGGGAAATGATTTTGTTAATAGGTTTGCAAGTGGTCTAGCAAGCGGACTATCAAGTGCTGTAGGAGAAGCATTAGGTGGTATAATTGGTAACGATGATACTTTTAAAAGTATACTTTCTGATCCTATTAGTATTATTACTAGAGGACAAGCAGATCTTATTGGATTAACAGGCGGACGATTCGATTCTTTAGTAGCGCAATATGACGAGCTTAAAGCCAGAACAAACTTTAGTGGAGAATTTATTGATTCAGGATATAAAAGTCCGTTTTCTGCATCTGGTGAGTCTGCAAGCAGAATACCAAACCCGCTAAGAAATCATAACGGATACAATTATATTATTACACTAGGTGTGTTAAGTCCACAAGAATATAATAATCCTGCCTCTTATAGAAGCGCCGGCGGATTTAAGAAAATTATTTTAAAAAGCGGTGGCGGCAACTTAGATAAACGTTACCAAGTTTTTGATGAAACTGGTGGCGGCACAAGTGAACATGCAGAGTATTATATCGATGATATTGACTTAGAAGCAGTTATTGCACCAAATCCAAATACTGGTGTAGCGATGGGAACAAATTTATCATTTACAGTAACTGAACCGTATTCGATGGGAAATTTTGTTGAAGCAATTATAGGTATAGCACGTGATACGGGTTACCAAAATTATCTAGATGCTCCTTTTTGCTTAAAGTTTGACTTTGTAGGATGGAACGAAGGCGGCCAACAAACTGCTAATTTTTTACAGCGTCCTATTTTTATTCCAATTAAAATTACAACGGTTGATTTTAATGTATCAGGAACAGGGAGCGTTTATAGTGTTAGAGCAGTTCCGATGAGTGAGTCGGGACTATCAGATACTGTTAATCATGTTAAAACACCTATTAAAGCTACTGGAACATTAGTACATGAAATTTTAGAAACATCAATAGCTTCTGTAAGTGGAGGCATAAACGCTCAGATTGAAGCTCTAGAAGATTCAGAAGCTACATCTTCGTCTGACAGGTATGTAATTGTATTTCCAAAAACTAGAACATCACTAGTTGATGCACTAAAAGAAAATCAAGTTGACGAATCAGCATTTACAACTACAATTGAAGATGCTATTAAAGAACAAAAAGGATCAACAAAAGATCTTACAGGTAACACTTACCAAGGCGCTAAAGTAAACAATGTAGAAGTCAAAGCTGCAAGTTCTACATTTGCTATTTTAAAAACATATGCCGAAGATGAAGGTCTGATGAATGCAATTGGTATAAGTGCAGTAACTACAAGTTCAAATGTAGGAGGAAACCAAGCAGAAGCAGAACCGGCCGCTGCCATTGATCCTAATACTGGAAAAGTAGACGCATCGTCTCAAGCAGCCCAATCATCTGACAAAGCAAGAGATTATCAATTTGGTCAAGGTGAAAGAATTACTAAAATTATTGAAAAAATAGTTAATCAAAGCGAGTATGCCGCAGAAAAAGCCACTGAAGGTTCAACTAATGGTCTAAACAAATGGTATAAAATTGACACTCAAGTTTTTATTGATGAAAATCCAGAAACTGAGTATCAATTAGGACGTCCGCCTAAAGTATATGTATATTCTGTAGTTGAATACGAAGTTGACGAAGCGCACGTATTAGCAACTAACCAAAAACCTGCAAATACTGAGGGTCTAAAAAAAGCTGCTGCAAAAGAATATAATTATATCTACACTGGTAAGAACGAAGATGTATTAAATTTTGATATCAATTTTAATCAAGCGTTTATGCAAACAGCATTATCTAATTTTGGTATGAACAAAGGCGGAGTTAGAGGAGATAATCATAAAACAAATACAGCAATTACTGAAACTACTACTTCAGCAACACCACCAAAAGACACTGATCTCACACAAAAAACAGAAGCAGGAGCACCTACAGAGCAAGCAGCTAGTTTAGGTACAGAAAGTAGCGGAACAGTAAATCCAGATATTAGAAGACAAATTGCTGAAATGTTCCATGATAGAATTACTAATATGCCACTGGATATGGTTACTGCTGAAATGGAAATTATGGGAGATCCTTTCTTTATCCCTCAAGAAACAGGAAACTATGTTGCACCTGCTGGCAACTCGCCAAATGCTACAGCTGACGGTACAATGACATATCAGCAATCTGAAGTATTTTGTGTAGTTAATTTTAAAACACCATTTGATTATCAAATAAAAGGTGCAACTATGGAAATGCCAACAGTGGTTCCTGGTTTTAGTGGACTGTTTTCTGTATGGGCAGTTACTAATAGATTTTCAAGAGGACAATTTACCCAAACACTTAAATTAATTAGGCGTAGAGGTCAAGACGACCCTGCAACTACTAATAATAAAGCATTTGTTGAAGTTAATGATGATGTAAATATAGCAAAAGAACCAGTTGTTGTAGATGGCGAACCAGGAAATCCAAATCCGCCTATTACTATACAACCAGACGAGTTTGATACAGCAGTTTGTGACGATAGTAAAAAATTAACTTTTGGTGTAGACGATATTATGAAGTTAGTTCCTGCACTAGACGTTATTATTCCGAATCTTCCTACAGAAGTATTTGGAATAAATCCGCCAGAATTGCCAGCATTTGATTTAGATGTTATAGGCGCACTTCCAGATTATGATGAAATTGCTGCTAGTGTTTCTGGATTTGATGTAGGTGCATTAGCTCCTGCGCTTCCGGCAATCCCTGCGACACCGCAGATACCTTCACTTCCTGATCTATTTTATCAGCCACCATTCCCGGCATCAACTGCTGTTAATAATGCTGTTAACGATATTTCAAATGCTGCATCTACAGCAGTAAATGATGCATTACAAGGCAGCGGTGACGGCGGCGGCCTTTCTTTTGGCGGCGGCCCCACAGTAACTACCAACCCTAGCGGTACAATAACTGTTACTGCTACAAATCCTGTTACAGGAGATCAAGTAGGATTTTCAGGCAACCCTGATAACTTTCAAACATCAACACCTGCATCAGGGGTTGTTCCATCATCAGCACCCATAAACAGTTTTCAGTATTGGCAAGATCTACAAAACCAAGGCGGTGGTTGAGCCAACATATGAAAGTCTTATTTTTAAATAAAATAATTACAGTATAAGGAATATTAATGCCATACCAAGATTTAGCACCAGATGCAGGACCAGAAGACATTCAACAAAAAGGGGCAGATGCTCCTTCTGAAGATCTTCCTGTTGAAGGTCAGTATTGGCTAGACGAATATGAAACAATCACCTATTTAACATACGACGAGTTTGTTGCAGATATTGTTAGTGTTGCAAAGCCTATAACAGAAAATACAATGCCTACTCTTGTTAGGGTAGTTAACGGTGAACCATTTTATACTATGAAAAATAGATTTTTTATAGCATATGCATCTATTAACGGAAATGTAATACGTACATTATACGATTATAATGCAGAAATAGTAGAAAATAGTGATAGAACTAAAATTTTCCAGCCTCCAGGCTCTGTTAAATGTGGAGAATATAAAGGTCTTCCTATATTTGAAGCTAATCCAGATGTTAGTAATGAACCGCCTGAAGAATCTTCTTCTGTAACAAGTAACGCCAGCGGCACAACAACAAAAACAACACAAAACACAAAGACCGGAGAAACAACAACTACTACAGAAACAACTAGTGAAACTGAAGATCAAGAACCAGATGCAGGTCCAGCAACTCCTAATACTGAAACAACTACTCCTTCTACTGTTACTGAACCTCCTCCAACTGCATCTTCAGGAACAGTATATAATTACGAAGTACTAAAGCCTGGGTTTGACAGATATGATTTTAAAAGTGGAAAAAAGGTTTTTACAACTCCTTAAAGGAATAATTAATGGCTTCAAGTTACCAAAGAACTAGACATACAGAAAAGAAATTCAACGATCCAGGACCGTATGAAGCAATCGTAGTAAATAATCTTGATACAAAGTATATGGGCGGATTGACAGTTGAACTTTTAAAATATACTTCAGCTGGTGGCACACCAGAAAGAACAGGACAATTATTAAACGTAAAGTACCTAAGTCCGTTTTACGGAGTAACTCCTAATAATGCACTTACAGCAAATGAAGGATATCAGCATACACAAAAGTCTTACGGTATGTGGATGGTGCCGCCAGATGTTGGAACCCGTGTTCTTGTTATTTTTGCAGAAGGCAATGCAAACTTTGGTTATTGGATAGGATGTATACCTGCAGATTATATGAACTTTATGGTTCCTGACGGCAGAGCATCAACAGAAAAAACAACCCAAGCAGATTTACCAGAAAATTTAAAAGGCAGAAAACTTCCTGTAGGAGAATATAATAAAGCAAACGAAGATGGTGCTTTAATTGACCCTACGCTATTTAATAAACCATATAATAAAGATTTTACTGAAACATTAGAAGTCCAAGGTTTATTAAATGACGAAGTTCGAGGAACAACAACTACTAGTGCTAGACGTGAAATACCTAGCATGGTTTTTGGTGTTAGTACGCCGGGCCCTAAAGATTATAGAGATGGTGCTCCAACGGCTGCAATTGGTTCTGCAAAACAAAAGATTTCAGTTCCTTCTAATAGATTAGGCGGAAGTAGTTTTGTAATGGACGACGGTGATGATAGGTTTGTAAGAGCTACTCATGCAGAAGACGGCCCGCCTATTTACAAAAATGTAAAAGAAGGTCAAGAAGGCGATAATACAATTCCTCAAAATGAATTGTTACGTTTTAGAACACGCACTGGACATCAGCTTCTATTGCATAATTCGGAAGATTTAATTTACATAGGAAACGCTAGAGGCACTACATGGATAGAAATGTCTAGCGATGGCAAAATTGATATTCACGCACAAGACAGTGTTAGTATTATGACTGAAAATGATCTTAACGTTACTGCCGAACGTGATATTAATTTAGAAGCAGGAAGAAATGTTAATATTAAAGCAACTGCACGTTACAATGATGGTAGTGCAACAGATAAAAATGATGCTCCTAGCGGCAGGGTGCAAATAGAATCTGCATATGATTACAATTTACATATTGGTGCTGATAGTAAAGTAACTATTGCAAAAGATCATCATATGAAAGTAAAGAAAAATCAATATATTGACACTGCTGGAAATATGAATATTAAATCAGTCGGTGATAATAGATTAACTACAGGTGCATATACTCATATAAGCAGCAAAAAAGAACACAGAGAAACAGCAACGTTTGTTCATATGAATGGACCAAAAGCAGCAACAGCACAAACTGCAAAAGAAGTTGATATATTAGGTACAGTAACTTTACCTCGTGTTAAACCAGGCGGCATAATTGAACCTTATGAAAGTATTTTATGTAGAGCTCCGCAACACGAACCTTGGCCACATCATGAAAATTTAGATCCTTTATCTTATAAAAAAACAGAAACTGACAGAGAAACACCTGGAGGATTACCGTCAGCTAATAGGGTACTAACTCCTGATACATTCTTTAAAAATACAGGCGGTAGGAAAGCAAGTGCATATGTTGCTGGCAGCGGCGGCCAGATTAATTCAGGTACAACTTCTCTTGCAGGAAGAAAGGATTTAAATGGAGACGAATTAGGTTTTACAGGATCAGATGATTATGCAGCAAATCCAAATTTTGAATTTAGTGAAGAATTAGGATCATTGAGTGCAAAATATGAGTCTAGAGGAGAGCCATCTGCTATTGGTTATGACAGAACTGGCGGCTGGAGTTATGGAACATATCAAATTGCTGCTAATACAGGTGCAATGGGTAATTTTATTAAGTATTGTGAACATAATTATTCCAGTTTGTATGACGGAATAAATGCATTGGGCGGAGAAAATGCAGCAAGATCAGGATCTGATACTTTTAAACAAGGTTGGCAATCTTTAATGTCCGATGCTGCTAATGCAGAAGCACAACATTCGTTTGCTGTTAAAACATACTTTGAACCTGCTGCAAAACGTATTAAACGAGCTACTGGAATTGATCCACGAGAACGTTCTAAAACGCTACAAGATGTTGTTTGGTCTACAGCTATACAACATGGAAATTCAGGATGCCAGCGTATATTTGAAAGAGCAGTTAAAACCATTGGCGCAGATACACCATCTGATAGAGCAATGGTTAAAATGGTATACTTAGAAAGGGCTGCAAGTAACGGAATGAAATATTTTGGTTCAAGTACTCCTGCTGTTAGAAGATCAGTTGTGTCTAGATTTAAAAATGAATTAGCAGATGCACTAAAAAGTTTAATAGATGAGCAAGAATCGCAAGCAGATGTAACAATAAGTCCGGATGATAATTTAGCAGAAATACCGCCAATTGGACCATTTTAATAGGGTAAATACAGTATGAGTCAATTAGAAAAAAATCTATATAAACGTGTAACAGTACAGCCAAACTCTAAAAAATCACTTGACGGTAGAACCTATAGAGGATTTTCTACAGTTTCACCTGATGCAAAAAACTTTGGATTGTACGACTATGACTTAATTAAGCAAGATTTAATAAATCATTTTCATATTAGACAGAGTGAAAAATTAAGCGATCTTACATTTGGAACTATTATATGGGATATCTTATTTGAACCGTTTACAAAAGAAGTACAAGAAGCAGTAGTTAATGATGTTACTCGTATTGTTAACTATGATCCTAGAACCAAAATAGATCAAATTATAGTTGATACATACGAGCAAGGCATACAAGTTGATATATCCCTTATATTTTTACCCTACAAAATTCAAGATCAGTTACGTTTTAGATTTGATAAAGAAAACGGTCTATTAAGTTAAAATTAAATACGCACTTTTTCTATTCAGATAAATATCATTAGTAAACAAGGAAAAGCATATGTCTGCAACTGATAGGCAGTCACGGTTATTAGTAGCTGAGGACTGGAAAAGAATTTATCAATCATATCGTAACGCTGATTTTCAATCATACGATTTTGACAATTTAAGACGCACAATGATTAATTATCTGCGTCAAAATTATCCAGAAGATTTTAACGACTATATTGAATCTAGTGAATATCTTGCACTGATTGATATGATTGCTTTCCTTGGGCAAAACCTATCATTCCGCATTGATCTAAATGCAAGAGAAAATTTTCTTGAAACAGCAGAACGTAGAGAAAGCGTCTTACGTCTAGCTCGTATGCTTGCATATAATCCAAGACGTAATCAAGCAGCTAATGGTTTGATGAAAATTAATACAATTAAGACTACAGAAAATGTTGTAGATAGTACTGGATTAAATTTAGCAGGAATTACAGTAAAATGGAATGACCAAACTAATTCAAGTTATTTTGAACAGTTTTTAAAAATAATGAATTCAGCGTTGCCTGTACAGAACTCTGTTGGTAATCCTTTAAAGTCGGCATCTATTGCCGGCGTCTCAACACAAAAATATAAATTTAATTCTACTAATACAGCTTCGGCAATTTACCCATTTACAAAAAGAATTGAAGGCGTTAACACAAGATTTGAAGTTGTAAGTACAGATATTATAGGAGATGCACTTGTTGAAGAACCTCCGCTCCCAGGCAACAACCCTGCTATGTTATTTAGAGATGACGGACAAGGTGCTGGCAGTGCTAACACAGGATTTTTTATGGCTTTCCGACAGGGAAAGTTAGACAGCGGAAAATTTTCAATTACAAATCCTACTCCAAATCAATCAATTGCTATTGATGCAGAGAATATCAATAATACTGATATTTGGTTATACGGTTTGAATTCCGGAGGATTTGAAAATGCAGCTTGGACTAAAATTGACTCAGTAGAAGGAAACAATGTTGTATATAATAGTTTGTTTAACAGTACTAGAGATGTATTTGCAGCAACAACGAGAATTGGCGATAGGATTAATCTAGTCTTTAGTGATGGCGTTTTTGGTAATTTGCCAGCAGGAGATTTTAAAGTTTATTATAGAACAAGTTCTGGAACAAGAGCAATTATTACACCTAGTGCAATAGGACTTGTACAAATAGAAATACCTTATCAAACAAGAACAGGTAGCAAAGAAACATTAACACTTGGCTTAAAATTAACATCTACTGTTAGTAACGGCACAGCAACAGAATCTAATGAAGAAATAAAAGCAAATGCTCCTGCAACTTATTATACACAAGATAGATTAGTTACAGGAGAAGATTATAATATTGGTCCTCTTGCAGTAAGTCAAGAAATTATTAAAACTAAAAGTACAAATAGAATTTCTAGCGGTATAAGTAGGTATTTTGATTTAAAGGATGCTAGTGGAAAATATTCAAACACTAGTTTATTTGTAGATGACGGAGTTATTTACAAAGAAAATTATGAAGAAAAGCAAACTTTTACTTTTTCAACACAAACAGATATCGAAGGCGCGATTTATAATATAATTGAAAAGATTATTCAGTATCCAAATAGTAAAAACTTTTATCTATCGCAATATCCAAAAATTATTGTTAGTGACTTAAATGCTTCTTGGAAAGCTGTAACAACAGAAACAAATTCTTATTCTGGAATTCTTCAAGATGTAAGTGAAAATGCATATGCTGTTGGAAGTTTTACTGCTAATAGTTTAAGATTATTAGAAACGGGTACAATGATAAAGTTTGTTCCGCCAGCAGGAAAACATTTTATGCCAAATGGCACATTAATGGACGATGATGGTAATGAACATTTAGGCAAAACAATGTATAAGTGGGTCAAAGTAATGTCAGTTACTGATGACGGCACATCAATAAATCCTGATAGCGCAGCAGGCATTATTATTAATGACTATATTGATAGTGGTGCTTTAGTTGAGCAAGTAATACCAAAATATTCCTTAAGACTAATTAATGATGTAAAAACGCAGCTTATTGATCAAGCATTTGAATTAAGAAACTTTGCATTAAGATATGACATATACGATAGACAGTGGAAAATAGTAGTAGGCGAAGATGTTAACACTATAAGTAATTTTGCAACAGGTAAAGCAGGCGACATATCAGGTGATAATTTAGATGCTAGTTGGATGTTGTACTTTAAAACTGACGGTCAAAAATATACTGTTACATATCGACAGACAAGATATGTAATGGAAAGTGAAGATGAAATACGTTTCTTCTTTGATAATGCAGATAAAATTTATGATCCTTCTACAGGAAAAACTGTGCGTGATAAAATTGATATTCTAAATATTAATCGTAAACCAGGAGAACTAACACCGTTTACAAGAGATTATTCTTGGACAATTACAGATCAATATAAAGATAGTGAAGGATATTTAGATAGTAGAAAAATACAAATCCAATTCATTGATTTAGACGACGACGGAGTATTTGACGATCCAGATATATTTGAACAAATAGTTGGCGAACTTGCTGATTCTGTTTCTATCGGTGAGAAAGTAATATTTCAAAAGAAATATACTACATCTGATGGAGTAGAAGATTACAAGTTTTTTAATAACTTAAACAATGAAATTGTTATTGTACAAAATGAAGCTGCAATAGCACCTTATAGTTCTCGCACCGAAGGACAAGTATTTTATCTTCAAGATGAACAAATATTTAGAAAATTAAATAAGCAATTGAATAATACACAAATTAATACAGACTATAAAGCATATTTTGGACGTTCTAATTTAAAGTTCCATTATGTTCATGTTGCTGATGGCAATTTTAGAATTGACCCAAGTTCGAGCAATATTATAGATACTTACATATTAACAAAAACTTATAACGAACAAGTTAAACAATATATTACAGGTGACCTTCTAACTCAACCGTTGCCACCAAGTAATGATGAATTGCTAAGAAATTATGGCAATTCTATTAACAGAATTAAAAGTATTAGTGATGATATCATTTATCATCCAGTAAAATATAAAATACTTTTTGGAAGCAAAGCAAGGCCGAGCTTACAAGTTAAATTCAAAATAGTTAGAAACAAAAATTTAGTTATTAACGATAATGAATTAAAAGCAGATATTATCGATGCAATAAACAAGTTTTTTGATATTGAAAATTGGGATTTTGGAGAAACATTTTACTTCCAAGAACTTAGTGCATATATTATGAATCAATTATCACCAAAACTTGTTAGCTTTTTAATAGTTCCAAGACAAACAACTCAGTCGTTTGGTAGTTTATTTGAAATAAAAAGCGAACCAGATGAAATTTTTGCAAGTGCAGCAACAGTTGGCGATATTGAAACTATAGATGAAATTACAGCAACACAAATACAATCATCAGGCAACGTAATTAGTTCAGCAGCAACTACAGTAGTATCTGGTATAGTATCGAGCGTATCTAATACAACTAATAGCAGTAGCAGTAGCACCAACAATAGCAGTAGCAATAGTAGTAGCAATAGTAGTAATAATAGCGGTAACAGCGGAGGATATAGTTACTAATGGCATATAATGACGATCAAAATGTATCTCCACTTCCGGTGCCCGGAAAAGATAATAAAATCACAGCATCTGATTTTTTACCTGCATTCTTTAGAACAAAGGCTAACAAAAAGTTTTTACAAGCAACACTTGATCAACTTATACAGCCCGGCGTGGCAGAAAAAATAAATGGCTATTACGGCAGAAAAACAGC